TTTTTTTTTTTATTCCCCCCCCCCCGCTGGCATTTGAGGCGGGGGAGGAGTTTTGACACACAGATATATCAAGATTTTGCCCGATACAGCATTTCCAATTACAAAAACAAGTTGATATAAACATTGATGGTTTTTTATAGTTTACAAAATCATCTACAACTACACTTTTTGTTCTCATTACAGTTCACTCATTCTTTCGATACTGAGCCAGTCTCTCATTTTGAACTCTGACTTTCTTTCTTTGCTATATGTTTTTTCAGGTGTTAAGAACCCAACAATTCTCTGATATGTTGTAACCTTTTCTCCGCCGCACGTCGGACATGTATCACCATAGAACCCATGATTATGCTCACATGCGCTAATTCGTGTACAAAAAGCAAAATATACAACGCCAGCATCTGCTATTTTATTCAAAAGCTCCCAAGCAGTATCAAAATTTTCCATAGGAGAATCAAGATTTATATGAGCGATACTCCCACCAGAACACGCTTTATCCATTATAGCGCTCAATTTTACTTTCTCGCTTATTGTAGTCTTAACGCCAAGAGGAATCCATTGATTGCCGTATAGAGGAAGCTCATATTTTTCATCTGGGAAGAAAAGTTTATCTTTTTCCATAAGAACAGCGGCGGCTCTTTCTGCTGGTATCTGTTCGATGTTGATTGAGTAATCTGTGTTTTTGGCAAACTCGTCTTTTACTTCTGTTATTGTTTTAAGAATCTCTTTTGCGAACTCAATTCCATCTTCTGAATAATATGTGTATCCAAGAGAGTCGGTTTCTGTCATACCATAATGAGACAATACTTCGTAAATTCCAATAATACCAATTGTGGAATACTGAGAACTCATATTGATTAACTTATATGTATAGTTAGGCAACAGTCCTTTTTCAATATTACGTTTAATAATATCTCTTATAACATCAAGAGTTTTACAACAAAGCAGAGTTTCTTCTTTAAGGGATTCAATATATTGTTCTTTAGTGGCACTTTCATATGCGATTCGAGCAAGATTTATCGTGTTTACTTTCACAGAACCAACTTCGAGGGCTGTTCCGCCGATTGAATTGAAATCAGTAATCCTTATATTTCTATAAGGGCTGGACTATCTCTTATACGAGTCCTACTCGCATATCCCCATTTCCACTTGCGTATCAATAGCAAGCGTACTTCTGTTAGCCAGAATAGTCTCTACGGGTTGTGAGCATTTTGAACCTTTATGTTTACGAATAGGATAGCTTATTTTTGAATTATAGTGGTTCCTACCAGTATTTATAGCTTTTATTGTACTAACATTAAATTCAAAATATTCTGCTATCTGATTCATTGTACACTGTGAATTTTTAAGTAACCAAATTATATCTTCCAATTGTGATACGCTTAAATTATATGGACATTGTTTTCTTATAGGATATATTTCATATGTTCTCCTGTGGGTTATTCCAAAGTTTATATTATGAATTATTGTCTGTCTTATTGGCGGATTAAACAGTTTACCTATTTCTGGCTCTGTCAACTTTCCACGCTTTAATTCGTAAATAACCCTATCAACCTGATGTTCTTTTATAATGCACTTATGGTGGTTTTCACCATATCTATGCGGAGGTTCCTCTCCACCATGTGCGATGTTGTATCCATTTGGAGACAAACTATTATATTGGACTATCAATTCTTGCTCTCTCTTGTTGTAGTCGTCCGTCCACTCTAATATATCAAGAGAAAAATTTTCTTCCCCGTATTTTAAAATTGCGTAATACAACGCTTGTGAAGAAGTAAAATCACCATTTCTAGCCCTTGACTTATGCGATATAAACCTATGATACGGATTTATAGATTGTCCTATATAACATTTCCCATTTATATTATTGGTTATCTTATAAATTGCTTTAATCAAAATACTAACCTTCCCACGGGATTGGCGTATCAATTTCTTGACTTAGCTTTCCCCGTTAGCCACAATTTGTGACCCCAACGATTATTGGTAAAGGGATAATAGGGCGTTTCAGTTCACCCGAGATTTTTAATATCAGAAACGAGACGACAGTTATGTGTTATCACGCCGTTTGGAAGTGTGAAATATGGCTCATAATCGCTATCCATTTCAAAGCAATATACATACTCATCATTGTATTCAACAGGTTCTATGCTCTTAACTTTGAAATAAACCGAATTATTCTTCCACTTATAGATGTCTCTTTGCTTTCTTTTATAGGTTTCGTACCATCTAATACAATACACAGGATAGTTTCTATTGAACTTTTGGCCTCTAATTTCAACAACTTCTTCTCCTGTTCTATCAGATACATCAATAATCGTGTTTATACCAAGAGATGTAAATATCGCCTCTACGCATTCGATAAGGTTTTTTGATGTGCTATAAATTCTATTATTATTTCCACCATCAGTCAAATAATATCCATCTATAATACCTTTTCTAAAGTTTACAGACTGTAACAAACAATCCATATTTATAGATTTTTCAAAGGAGTATTTACCAATAACAAATCTTCTTATAAATTCAGATACGGCATTACTAGATATATACACAGGATACACATTATTATGTGGTGTGTGAAGTTTTACACGAGCATCCCCGTCTATTTTTGACACAGCCTTATTAAGAATCTTGATGGACTTTTCATACTTTTCTTGATTAATAGACAGTGCTGTGGCGGTTGTATTATTTGGACTATCTTCTTTATCCATACTTCCGTCGCCAAGATACATACCGATTAAGAATCCTTGTTCATATGTAAGTTCATCGTCAACCTCATGTATCGAGTTTAGCGGCTTTGTATTGAACATTATATAATCATCTGTTGTAAGTTCAGATGTTGGTTTATCTCCGTCGATTGTTGGAGTGATATGATTATCAGTCATAATAAGCTCTTTATTATTAGCTGTTACAACTTTATACATATCTCTTTTATTTAGCCTTATTGTACGTCCCTGAACCCAATTTCCATTGTGGAATATTGTAAAGTTTCTTTTGGTTTCTCTATATGGAGACTCATAGAGTTCTTTGAATGTTGACAGAATAGCGCCATTGCTTGACTTTGTAAGAACCTTTTGGTTGCCACTAAAACAGCAGTTACTCAAGCTAGTAACATCTTCGCTAATAAAAAAGTTGCTATCGTCCCATTTCATATTATGGTTACAACACCACTTAGCGAAATCTTCATCTACAAACTTTCCGTTTTTTCTAAGTAATGAATATGTCAAAACAGGGAATGTCATCATATTCTTAGACCTAATATCGCTGACAACTTTCATAAATGCTTTTTCATATTCTATAAACTCGTCAGTATACATTACCATAGGGGTTCCATCTGGGAACTCTTTGCCACCGAAGATTGCCTCAAAATACGGTTTATCGAAAATTGAGAAGTTTGTAAAAGCACTCTGATTTACTCTTAGGTATGGCTGATTTAGTTTATATACAATCCTCTGGAACTCTTGGTCACGATAATATTCTGGATTATTTATAATAAAGTTTGTCTCGCAGTCTTTTTTCCAGAAGTAGAATGAATATACAAGAAAGCTAGGAAGTCCACAAGCGCCAGATGTTCTATTGGAGTTCCAGCTTACAAACTCACCAACAAAATCTGTATATGTAGTGAGATGTTTCGGCGGCTGAGCATTGAAGTTGTCTACAAAAAATAATCCTTTTGTAACAAGACTTTCAAGGTCATAAGCATAACAATAAGGGATGAATGTTGAACTCGCCGCATCGTGAAGATAATAATGTCCAACCCATTCTTCTTCAAGCCACTTATCAGCAGTTGCCTTGCCATACTTCTTTTTGAACTCATAGTAAATCTTGTTAAAAGCAAGTAATTTAGAATGCGGCTTACTCATTTCAACTGTCAAAGAGCAAATGTCTTTTGTACCAACATTAGCATTACCATCAATACTCGCATCTGCGACAGTCTTTTTATCAATAAAGTTATCTATAAATGAATTATAGCTCAACTGACAGTCTGAAAAGCCATTTAACTGCTTTAGTTCCTCGCCATACTTTTCTGACAATTTATTAAACTCCGCAACAAACTGTCTATCCAACTTGATTGAAAAATCCACTGAACATTACCCCTTCTTATTCGTATTCTTAACCCACTCTAAAGCCTCTGAAAAATTATATATATTTCCATTGACTGAAAGCATAGGCATGCTTTTAAAACCCATCTTAATCATTTCTTCTTCGTTTGAAAACGTAGTGTATTCAATTCCGTACATATTTAGAAACTTTTCCAATATCATACATTGCGGACAATGATTTGAGTATAGAATTATATCCATAAAATCTCCATTTTGTGTTTGTAATTTATTCGTCACCATAGGCGATAATATTGTTTACAGCATAAGAATGTGTCTTATCAACACACAAATTATACACCATTTCAACAACATCATAAGAAGCGCTTATACTTACTATTTCGCTATAACTGTTTACATCGTCGTCTTTCATATTCGCCAACAGAATGTGGTGGTCAAACGTAATGTTTTTAGCTTCTAACCATCCAGATTCAAAAGTAAGAAATTTATGTTCTGGTGTACATGTTACAGATTCATCAATATTCTTTATTGTGAAAGTAAGTAAGTCACCGCTGTGTATATGGCTATTAACTTTATTTACCATGTTATAAGTCAAGTCATGCGAAAGAACCATATCACCGACTTTTATATCTTCAATATTCACAATTCCACGATTCGTTATAACTTTGTGTCCAGCCATGAAACAATCAAAATTATCTATCATCTTCACCACCTTATTGCTTGTCAACCCAAGCCAAAGCCGCATGATAATTATACAATGTGCCATCAACGTTCAGTACATATGAACTATCAGCGGCTGGAACTTCTGTGTACTCCACATGTTTAATGTCAAGAAATGCTTTTATATCCTTGTACATCAAAGAATCATCGTTATACAATATTACCATCTGTACTACCAAACCCTCCATCTCTAATTCCGTTAGAAGAATCATCAGCGGTAGTAAAATAGTTTAGGAAAATACCTTGACAGAATCCTTTACCAGCTTCAACAGTTAGAGTTTTATTTGTTCTACTGTCATTGATTAGATAAATCATTATGTGTCCTTCGTTTGATGAATAGTAATAATCTCTATCCACTACTGCTGTTTGGTTGTTTAGTTGAAGCCTATTCTTAGCGCCTAGTCCACTTCTTGGAAGAATAAATAAACCCATATTATCTGGCATATAACATCTAATTCCAGTTGGAATTTTGATTTCTTTACCGGGTTCCAATGTAAACGTAAATGGTGCCTTGAAATCATATCCAGCAGAACCTTTTGTAGCTCGTTGAGGAATTGAAAGTGATTCATAGGCTGATTTAATAAATTCATCCTTGTATTCAGTATCTATGATTTCCGACATAGCATCATAGAATTGCTCATAACTTACTTTTTCAAATCTAGGATACATTTAAACGCTCCAATCGAATCATTTGTCAAAATATAATCTATCTATATTACCACAGTCTGAACAAGTAACAATTACACAATTTTCTTCAGCGTCATATTCTAACTCATACTTGTTTGAATCGCACATGTTACAATAAATGTCAATATCAAATGTGCCATTATCAAACTCCATTGTTTTCTCTCCTTTCGTGTGAAGTAAGGCTATTATACCACATTTTGAATCAAAAGTCAATACCCTATCTGTAAACAATATATGTACTAATTGTAAACAATTTATGAACGTAATAATATTTGTCTAGTATTTCTTGCTATGATTGTATTATAACATATATGAATTTATTTGTCAATACCCTATTTTTAAATTTATATATCTATATGCTTGTATGTAAATTTATAGATATATAGACTATCTATATAAATTTATATATCTTAACACTTGTATAGTTATATAAATCTATATAACTAAAAAAAATAAAATTAAATATTTTTATATAAATTTATATATCTATAAACAAGTTATATAAATTTATATATCTATAAACAAGTTATATAAATTTATATATCTTAACACTTGTATATATCTATAAATTTATAAATATAAAATAAAAATACTAACTTTTAATATAAATCTATATATCTATACGCTTGTATATAAATTTATAGATATATACGCTTTTAACAAATTTATAGATATATAAATTTATATATAAAAAGATTATTTTATTTTTTAATTATATAAATTTATAGATATTAACACTTGTATAGATATATAAATTTATATAACTAGATTATATATCTATAAATTTATAATAATAAGCGTATAGATATATAAATTAATATATTATAATATATTAATATAATTATATAATATATAGTGGGTGTTGACATTTGGATTCGGATATGTTATAATACGTTCAGAGCAAGAGAGATACAGTGAATTATGAATAAATATTAACAAATTGTTCACGGAAAGTTCACAAATAGGGTGTTGACAAACGGAAAGAAGTGTGGTATAATAGTTTCACAGTCAAAACGCTTGACATATAAAAACGACTAAAACAAGGAGACAAAACGAATGGCAGTAGAGTACATTGTTAATTCCGAAAAGCGGACTGTTGTTGCCATCCTAAAGGGCACAGAGCTTGATGCTCATAAAGCTATTGTCCGGCAGGTTGGAGAAGCAGATGAAAGTTTTTTCGGATTTAACAGCAATTGGACGACGCTGATTCCCGATTGTTTCGTGGGAAAAGCAAAGTGTGACCCTCGTGATGAATTTTCTATTGACGAGGGCAAGAAGATAGCGAAAGCACGTTGTATGGAAAAATACTATCGAGCAAAAGATTCAGCTATCAAACAGTGGTATAAGAACGCATGTGTAAAAATGAAGCGTGTCGAAAGACTTGTAAAGGAGATTGATACCGCAAGATTATTCTCTCAAAGACGTAAGGAAGCAGAGGCGATTGAGAAATATAAGTCAGCAGTATCCGCGCTTGAAGAAGCGCAAGAGGAACTTAATAAGTTTTTGAGTAAGTAATTTATTTTATAATACGAGGTAATAGTAATGGCAGTAGGATTTAGTTTTCAAAAAGCAAAACGAGAGAAAATTTGGGTAAAAGTTCTTCTTAATGGCCCATCTGGTAGCGGCAAAACGTATACCGCTCTTAGGTTGGCAACTGGTATGTTTTCAAAAGTTGGTGGTGCTGGTGTAGCCGCTATCGACACGGAAAACGGACGTATTCGTTATTATGCTAATGAATTTGATTTCTTCGATTTACAGTTGACTGAACCGTATACTTCTGAATCTTATATTGAGGCAATTAGTGCGGCTGTTGACAACGGTTTTAAAGTTCTTGTTATTGATAGTCTTAGCCATGAATGGAAATGGTTGAACGAAGTACACGATAAGATGCCGGGTTCGAGCTTCCAGAACTGGGCAAAGCTGAAACCGAGACACGCAAGGTTGATGGAAAAGATTCTTCAGTCCCCAATTCATATAGTGGCTACATCGCGCGGAAAAGACGACTATATTATGGAAGATAAGAACGGAAAACAGGTTCCAAAAAAGGTTGGAGTTGGTTCACAGCAGGAAAAGGATATTGAATATAACTATACCGCAACGTTCAACATCGACCAAGAAACTCATGTCGCCACTGTGGCAAAAGACAACACCCACATTTTTGAGGGCAGATATGATGTACTTAATGAAAAAGACGGAGAAAGATTAATTGATTGGGCTAACACTGGCGAGGGAGAAATGCCAAAAGAACCTGTAAAAGCACCAACTCCTGTTGAAGCTCCAAAATCAGATATTGATTCGGCCCTTAGAGAAATTAACTCAATCTTCGCGAATAAAATTGAAGCTGGTGTAGATAAGGAACTCCTGTACGCTATTGTTTCTAAGCATCATACAAGTAAGAATTTTACATCAATAAAAGATGTTGATGTGGCAAATACGATTATTAATGAACTGAAAGAGGTTAAATAATTTATGAGTCTGCAGATTAAAGATAGTTACGCAACAATTTTCGAGCCGGAAGTCCATGATAAGTTTGTAGCCTGTAATTTGAGTACAGGTAGAAAGCTCAAGGAAATGGACGATTATGGACGTCCCAAGTATGCTAATTCTTCTTGGAGAGCTACTTTTGTTGGAAACGCTCTTTCTGGTGCTAAAGCGTTGAAAGAAAAAGACAGAATCAAAATTGTTTCTGGTACTATCACACATGAAAAAAGTGATAAGACCGATGCCAATGGTAACGCGAGATATTTCTACAACGTAACAGTATTCGATTTTGAAACTGTGGCGAGCGCCACTGCGGCGGCATCAAAGCCGACAGGTGATAATTTAGACAGTGAACAGCCGGATTTGCCGTTCTAAGATGTGTTGATAATATATGGCCGAGAGGTTTCACAGCTTCTCGGCCTCCTTAAGAGGAGTGATTAAGTGATTCTACTTGAACAAGAAATAAGACATGATATTATAGATGATATGGTTTGGTCGTTTTCAAGGCTAAATGGATTTTATACATGTAAGAGAGCGTGGTATTACACATATATAATGAAAAGGAGTGAACGAGAGAACTTTTTTTCACAGTATGGTACATTTGCTCATTCAGTATTTGAGAAGTATAACAAAGGAGAGCTAGAAATATATGAATTAGCAAGTTATTATAACGACAACTATTACGCGAATGTAACTGAAGAAGCGCCACCAAATAAATATGTTGACTTAAATGAATCATATTTCAATAAAGGATACGATTATTTTGTAAATATCAAGGATAATCCTGATGAAGAAATAATTGGGGCCGAAGTAAAGTTTGAATTTACAATCGACGTTATGGATAAACCTAGAAAGTTTATTGGATTTATTGATAAAGTATCAAGAGATAAGAACGGATTTATAGTTACTGATTATAAATCTAAGGGGAAATTCAAAAACAAGGAAGAACTACACGATTATACAAGGCAATTATACATCTATGCGATAGCATTGAAAGAAATGTATGGAGAGTATCCTTATAAACTTGTTTTTGAGCAATTCAAAGAGAATATAACACAAGAAATATGTTTCAATGAAAAAGATTTAGAGGAAACATATGATTGGATTAGAAATACAATAAAACTTATATATGACGAAATAGATTTTCCAAAAACACAAAACGATTTCTTTTGTTCGTATTTGTGTTCAGCGAGAGATACATGTATTACTGATACAATTTGACATTTTTCAACCTTTGTGATATAATAAGGACGGATGAAGTATGATAAGCAGAGAGAAAATAGAACAAGCAAAGGAAATGTTAGGCACAACCGCGTTTGAACTAATGGCCGACGAGATTCCTCTTGAAGATGTCGATAAAGAAAAATTGGTGTGTAAATCGCCGTTCAAACAGGAAAGAACAGCATCGGCTCATTGGTTCAAAGAGGGAAATTGTATAAAATGTTTCGCTACTGGATTAACTATGGATTACATAGATTTCAGTATGAAGTATAAAAATAAATCATTTTTAGAAGCAGTTGAAGAATTATTTATGGTCGCCGGTATGAAATATGACCCAAGTGACTTTGAATTTGACGAAGAAGATAAAGATGTTTTCAAAGACTTTAAATGCTCTAAAGATGAAGTAAATACCGACAGAAACATTGCTGAAAAATATCTAAAATCGAGAGGAATATCAGAAAGTACATTAGACCTTTGTAATGTAAAACAGGATTTGCATGGAAATATTGCTTATCAGTTTTATAATAGAACAGGAAAACTTATACAGACTAAATATAGGGTGTCTAGCGCGCACAGAAACTCTGATAAAGGCGCAAAATGGTTCTGGCAACAAAACGCTGGCGTATGTGCTTTGCTGTATGGTGTAAATAGGATAAACTACGATACACCGCTTGTTATAGTCGAGGGTTTAAATGATAGACTTGCTTGTGTAGAAGCAGGATATATAAATACAGTTTCAATTCCCGGTGGTGCGGGAGATAAAAACTGGATTGACTTCAATTTTGATGTTCTTGAAAAATGTAAAGAAATAATACTTTGGTTTGATGATGATAAAGCCGGACAAGACGCAATAAAAGAGTGCGTACAAAGGCTTGGGGTTTATAGAACAAAAGTAGTACCAAAAAATGATGTAGTACAGGCAGAAGTAGAGGCTTACTTTAGAAAAGTAGTAAAAAATATAGATTTAGACGAAAATAAAGACTATAAAAAAGTAGATGCCAATAATGTGCTTGTAGCATGTGGTCCATCGGCGGTCATTGACATGATTGCCAGTGCTAAACTTGAGGATAACCCACAAGTTAAACGTTTGATGGACGTTGAAGAAGTACAACTACAAGATATGCCAAGAATATCAAGTGGATTTTCTGCTATGGACAGAGTGTTCTCTGGAAGTTTTGAAAACTCACTTACGATATTAACTGGTAAATCTGGCAATGGTAAATCAAGTATCCTTAACACAATGTTTGTTGCCGCTCCATTAGAAGCAGGAGAAAAGGTGTTCATATATAGTGGTGAAATACCAAGCGGTATTCTTCTCGGAAATGTGATTAAGCCGTTGGCATCTAGCAGACATATAGTGGAGTTTGACAACAGTAAAGAGGGACGTCCAAATGGATATGCCGTATCAAAACAAGCTGCTAAAGCAATTAAAGAGTTTTATAGAGACTCCGTATATGTGTATAACGATAATAATGAATTTGACACAAACTCGAAGTCAATCTTACAAGCAATGGAGTATTCTTACAAACGATATGGTGTAAAGAATTTCATCGTTGACTCTCTCTTAACTGTTGATTGTTCACAAGAATATGGTGATGATAAATACGAAAAGCAGAAGAATTTCGTAATAAATCTAAAAACATTTACAAATAATTTTCCCGTTAGAGTTGCTTTGGTTGCCCACAGTAGAAAACTTGCCGCTGGCGTAAAGGAAATTGGTGGAGACGATATTGCTGGTTCAAGTGATATTCTTAAATGTTGTAATAGAGCTTTTAGTGTCGAAATCCTGTGGGACGACCCAGATGGGTATAATACATTAATAAGATGTATCAAAGATAGAGAAACAGGACTTATTGATAAAGAGGTTAAACTGTATTTCGACAAAAAGAGTTATCGAGTGTATTCAGATTCCAAAGAACATGATTATACTTATGAATGGGAACGAAGAAGTACAATCACATATCCCGAGGATGTTAGGAGTAGACTGGTGAGCAATATAAAGCATCCAGATAAAACCGTAGAAGTGCTTGGAGAAGTTGAGAAAAAATAATCTAAGGATATAATATATGAGTAATTTTGTTAATCTGCATGTACATGACGACCACTCGTTATTAGATAGTTGTACAAAGTTCAGTGAATATGTTGACTTAGCAATAAAATATGAGCAAAAAGCAATAGCTTGTACTAATCATGGCAGAATAATAAACTGGACTGATAAGAAAAGGCTTTGTGATTCTTTAGGGATAAAATATATACATGGGTGCGAAGTATATTTAACCGCAAAAGAATCATTTGAAGTAGATGGTGTTCATAAAAAGGTAAAAGACAATTATCATACTATATTGTTGGCAAAGAATAATGACGGAATAAAAGAGCTTAATAGCCTTGTTTCAATCTCTAGCACAGAATCTCATATGTATTATAAACCTAGAATTACATTCGATGAATTTCTAGGAATGTCAAACAATATTATATCCTTATCTGCGTGTCTTGCAGGCGTGTTGTCAAGAATAGATAAAGATATCGAATATCTATCTGGGTTTGACGATGAATTGTCCAAACAAAGGCTTTCTGTTTTGATAAATTATAGAGAGCCTTTGTTCGATAAATATGATTATTATGAGATACAGCCACATAATATAGATGAACAACTTAGACTTAATTGTATGTTGTTAAGTGAAGCGAGTAAGCATAATAAAAAACTTGTTGCCACGAATGACGTACATAGCTCAACGGCATATAAACAAGAGTGTAGAAAAATATTAATGGACAGCAAGAAGATAAACTTTGGTGATGATGGAGAATATGATTTTGATTTAACATTCAAATCATATGACGAAATGAAAAAATTGCTAAAGTATCAAGGCGTTCTAAGCGATGAAATAATAGAAAATTCATTATTATCAACAGTTGAAATAGCGGATAGTATAGATAATTATGAGCTTGACACTTCAATAAAATATCCTAAAATCAGTGATAATGATGAAGAATTATTTATAAATAAAGTAAAAGAAAAACTTGATGAAAAAATAAAACTCGGTATAATAAAGCCAGATGAAATAGATAAGTGTCGTAAGAATCTTAACGAAGAATATAAGGTGTTCAAAAAAGTAAATATGATAACGTTTATGTTATCTATGTCTGACTTAATATGTTGGTGTAGAGAACAAGGAATACCAATCGGCCCTGCTCGTGGTAGCGTAGGTGGTTCTACAACAGCATATATACTTGATATTATTGACTTAAATCCATTGAGATGGAATACTATATTCTCAAGATTTTGTAACGAATTTCGTGTTGAAATTGGCGATATAGACGTTGACATACCAGGAGAATATAGAGATAAAGTATTTGAACACTGTATTGAGACGTTTGGAAAAGATAAAACAGCTTTTGTCCTTGCTCTAGGGACAGTAGTGGATAAAGGCACAATAGACGAAATTGGTAGAGCACTAAAATATCCGCTCGATGAAGTTAAGGTAATAAAGAAAGAATATGTAGAAAATCCAGAAAAGGCTCAAAAGAAATATCCTGAGATATTCAAGTATTTTGATGGCATAATCAACACTTGTGTTTCACAGTCTAGACACCCAGCAGGAATTGTTATTTCTCCGATAACGCTTGATGATAATTATGGAACGTTAGTAGACTCCGATGGGAACAGAGTATTACAGTTAGATATGGAAGCTGTACATGAAGTTGGATTAGCTAAGTATGATTTGCTTGGGCTTAGAACGATTCATACACTTTATAAGGCGTATCAATTAATAGGCAAAGAATACCCTAGAGCGCATGAAATAGATTGGGACGACCAAAAGGTATGGGCGGACATGTTGCGTTCGCCATTTGGCATATTCCAAATGGAATCTCCATTCGCATTTCAGATGATAAATGAGTTCAAGCCAAAGAATATATTTGATATGTCTCTCGTTACGGCAATGATTAGGCCAAGCGGCGCTTCATATAGAGACAGACTAATAAAAAGAGAGTTTAATAAAAATCCATCAGAAGAAATTGACGAACTTTTAAAGAATAACTATGGATTCTTAGTATATCAAGAAGATGTTATCGCATTCCTACAAAATATATGTGGACTAAGTGGCGGCGAAGCTGATAATATAAGACGAGCAATTGGCAGAAAAGATATAGACAGACTTGAAAAGGCTATGCCTAGTATCCTTGAAGGGTATTGTAATAACTCAAAAAAACCAAGAGAAGTTGCTGAAGAAGAAGCCAAGGCTTTCTTAAAGGTTATTGAAGATGCAAGCTCCTACATGTTTGGATAAACGATTCGTCCAAGTAAAACCATGCTAATACGGTCAACTAAGTCGAAAGGCTAAGGTGGTAAGAGAACCTAAGTCCCATTGGGATATGGCAATACCGTGCTAAATCCAAAATAAAAACATGTTTGGTAAATGCGTAGAGACTATCGAAAGTGTAGTTTATACAGAAATGTATAAATGAGTAAACGAGTAGAGTAGGGTGAACCCGAAAGACATGGGCCTAATATTGTGGTAAAAGTAATATTAGGTATAATATAGTCCGGGCCATTAGAAATAATGGAATAACTGACAACCATTCAATAGCATATTGTATGTTGGGATATATGTGTGCATATCTTAGGTATTATCATCCAATAGAGTTCTTAACGGCTTCATTTAATACAATAGAAAGCGAAAAAGACATATCTGAATGTACTCAACTAGCAAAACAAATGAGAGTATCAATATATCCTGCTAAATTTAGATATTCTCGTTCTGATTATTATATGGATAAAGATAATAACGCCATATATAAAGGAATAGCTTCTATTAAATATCTTAGTCCAGACACCGCCGAATATTTGTTTAGTCTAAGAAACGAAAAGTATGATGGATTCATAGATTTATTGGCTTCGCTTGATAGCAAGTATATAAACTCTAGGCAAATAGAAATTCTTATCAAACTTGATTTCTTCAAAGAATTTGGAAATTCCAGATATTTATTAAACGTATACAGATTCTATGAGCAATTTGGAAAATCAAAAATGATTGGGAAAGACAAGTTTGATGGTGCTGATGTGTTTGAGGGAATATTCAAAAGACACAGCCGTGAAACAGCTAAAAAATATGTTGACTTAGATATGAAAGCGATACTAAAAGAAGTTGAAGAATATCTACAAGTTATACACAACAGCGATTTCTCTATCATTGAAAAAATAGTATGGCAACAAGAATATGTTGGATATATAGATTTCAGAACGAATGAAGAAGCCGATAGAACTAAACTATTGCTTCTAGATGTTAGACAACTTAACAGCAAAAAGACTGGTAAAGTATGGGCATATTCATTTGAAACATTATCTATCGGGACTGGAAAGAAAGCAGAAATTCTTGTTTATCCGAATGTTTATGAATCTTGTCGTGTTGTACGCAACAATGTTATAAAAGTAAACCCACGTTCGCTGTCTGTAAAGGAATATAATGGCAGAAAAAGTTGGTATCTCAATAAATATGAACAAATAATCATGTAATCGTTGAATATGTCTCCTACTTGACAAATTCTTTGTTCTGTGGTATAATAGTAGCAAGGTGAGAGCGGGAGACATATATGTATAGTAATGACCAACTCTGTTTCAGTTGCGCTAAAGCGTGTGGAAACTGCTCTTGGAGTTCACAACTTGTTCCAGTCGATGGATGGATAGCTGAAAATACAGTTTTGCCAAACGGGATTGAAAGTTTTTCCATCTCTAAGTGTCCAGAATACGAATTTGATGGATTATGTACCAGATGTATACATTTTGACGACAAATTCACAAATCCGAAGATGTGGTATATGGTTTGTAAAAGGAATGTTAAAGGGAATGGTAACGGAGACTGTATGGGTTATAGAAATAAGTATACGACTTTAAAAGACTGATTTTAAGGGTGACGTAAAAATGCAGTATATGGGCGGTAAGCAATTGATAAGTACCCGAATTTCTGAAGTAATTAATCACGAAATTAGCAGAATTAGGGGGGGGGGCGACATTCGTCAGCTTATTTTGTGGAGCATGTTCAATTGAGAGCAAAATAAAAGCAGATACAAAGATATTAAATGATAAACATGAGTATCTTATAGAAATGTTTAAAGCGCTACAAAACGGCTATGAATTGCCTGACGAGATTACAAAAGAACAATACGAATACATTAGAAACAACTTAGACGAAGATAAGGCACTGTCTGGTTTCGTTGGATTTGCTTGCTCTTTCGGAGGAAAGTGGTTTGGCGGATACGCACGAGACGATAAGAGGGGCAGAAACTATACGCAAACAGGAAAGCGTGGACTTATAAAAAAGATGGCTGGTTTACAAAACGCCACATTTATAAGTATGGATTATAAGGATGTTATTATCCCAAACGGGAGCGTAGTATATGCCGACCCACCGTATGCCAATACAACCGCATATGGGAGTAAGTTCAAGATTGATTACGATGATTTCTGGGATTACATGAGAGAAATCAGTAAAAACAACATCGTATTTATTAGCGAAGAACACGCACCAGATGATTTTGAGTGTGTATGGCAAAAAGAAGTTGTTAGAACTCTAGATAAGAACTTACAAAATCGCCCCAAAAAGATAGAAAAGTTATTTAAATATAGGAACGCCTGAATATATGAGGTAGTTATGACAAAATATTTTGTTACTGGCGACTGTCATGGGCAGTATGAAAAAATAAAGTTTTTCATTTCACAGCAAAATCCAGATGATGAACTTTATATATTTATACTTGGAGATGTTGGTTTGAACTGGCATCTAAAGTATGGATTAGACGACGAGAAAAAGAGATATCTTTCAAAGCTCAACGCTAAAATTATATGTTTGCGTGGAAACCATGACGCAAACCATGAGAATCTTACAGATATATACTCCGTTGAAAAGATGTGGGGCGGAGATGTATACCGTGAGAAAAAATATTCAAACATTTTCTTTGTCAAAGACGGAGAGATATATACAATCAATGACAAAAAGATATTCTGTTGTGGTGGAGCGTATTCAGTAGACAAATTCTATCGTTTGAGACATCGTTATATATGGTTCGAGGACGAACAGCCTACGGATAGCAATAAGAAAAATGCGTATCGTAATCTACAAAACAATGATTATAAAGTAGATATTGTTTTAACGCATACATGCCCATATTTTGCTATACCAGAATATACATTTCTTCCCGGAATCGACCAAAACACGGTAGATAAATCGACAGAAATATGGTTTGAATCATTATGTGACGATGGGCTTCAATTCAAAAAGTGGTATTGTGGGCATTATCATATTGATGAAGAATATAGAGGTATAGAGTTTTTATATCATTGCTTCTTGCCTCTTGATATTTAGGTGATAAGATTATGTTGTTAGTTTGTTTTGGTATATGTTTTGCGTTGTTAGTCTATGTCGCTTTCAAGTTTTTCGATATTATAACTGATTATGAACACTAAATAATTGTGTGTCCCTAGTTGACATACTATATGATTTGTGTTATAATATATACAATACATTATTATATAGGAGGCGCGTCTGATATGAAAATCGTAGAAAAGAAAATGAATTTGTTTGATACACCCAATCGTTTTATGCTTGCTCACTGTGTAAGTGCTGATTTTACTCTTGATGCTGGCATAGCAAAAGAGTTTGAACGTCGGTATCATATCAAGTCGCGCCTCGATGGTTCTAAAACAGAAATTCCTGCTTGTATGTCGCTTGTGTTAGAAGATAAGAGAATCATTCACAACATTGTAACTAAGAAAAGATATTTTGAGAAACCAACATATATGACGCTCAATGGTGGAATAGAGTTTCTCAAACAAAACTTAGATGTGTTCGACCCAGAATGTTTGTTGCCATTGGCAATCCCAAAGATTGGGTGTGGGCTAGACAAACTGGAATGGGATAAAGTTAGAATAATTCTTGAGGAGAACTTCAAGGATACTAATAGAAATATATTGGTTTGTTATTTATGAAATATTTTCTTATGGCATTTTCTGGGATACTCATGTTTGGTTGTATCCTTGTTGGACTAGACAGATATCCAGAAATTTCTCTTGTTATACTGCCAATATATGCCATTGGCTCTGTTTTGTACTTTTTAAAAGATAGGAGTGGTTGAGTGGTAACAGAATTTGAGTTGGACGACTATTTTCAGAAAATTGAACAACTGAACGCAAATTCAGATGAAAAATTGGACGAAAATGAACTGGTGAAAATTAAGGTGTTTTTAAAGGCACTTTTTGCGAAAAATCAGCCCGAAAAGCCCAAAAAATGCGCGTTTTTGCCCCAAAAATGGCAAAAATGTCCTAGTTGTGAACACATCATAAAAGTCCAATTTTATTGTCCTTTTTGCGGCCAAAGAGTGCGCGAAAGGCACTTTGAGACGATTTCTGAGCAGTTGACGTTCGGGCCAGTAGATGGATGGGGTGTAAGTTCGTGAACTTTATAGAAACGACAGGGTTCATTGAATATCAGTCCAGATGCGATTGGAAGTACGGAAAGTTTCCATCTTCATACAATGGATGCGGATGGATTGCTTTTTACAATTTGACGCGACTGATTTTCAATGACAAAGATTTTGTAAAAGTAGCATCTGAAACTTTAAACTCGTTTGAGAAAACGGTTGACCTTAAAGGTATTCTTGGTACTTCTGTTTTTGACATGTTGCGTCATTTAAAGGAGAAGTATAACTCTAAATATGTGGACTGTAAAATGAGAGTTATGCGGAGATACCGCTCGGCAAATATTCCAAGGTTCGGAATTATTTATTATTTTACAGGCCATTCATTCCATTATGTTATGTTTGAAAACAATGGGTTTAATTTTGTTTTCCATAACGTAGAGAGCAAAGTTGAGACTCGTTCTATGGACGAATTTGAAAAGAAATATATCAAGTGTCCGTTTTACATTATGTTTGAATTAAATGAGGTATAGTATGACAAAGTATAAAGTTCGTGTAGACACAAAAAGCGATATCACAGGAATCATGGGAGTCATTGATAAATCTGACGGAGATGTATTTCTGCTGAATCAGGCCAACGAAGATGGAACTGAATTTCGTGTAAACGCAAAGAGTTTGCTTGGTTTTACTCTGGCATTGTGCGAGTGGCCGGAGAAGTGGATTAAGTGCGACCCGTCGTTGTATGAGCCACTGAAAGATTTTATCATTGATTGATGAAAATTGAAGATGTAAAACTTCCTCGTGGTGAACGTGCTGTACTAACCTACCATATTGGTGGGGAAGTACAGTATGTCATAGTTACCCATATACTTGACACAACTTGGTATTGGCGGTATAATATAGTAGATGGGAAGCTCGTAAAAGATAAGGGCAAAAGTAGAAATCCAAAAGATTTAGAAGGGTGAGCTAATGGAATCTATACTAATATTTTTTGCTGTGCTATTTATTATAGCACTTGTATTGGCATTTTATTTTGGGGTATCGGCGTTTTTCTCTTGGCTCATATGCCTTGCTTGGAACGCCTTCTTTGTACCTGCATTTTCTCCGCTTCCATTTTGGGGAGTAACAATTATACTTTTTATTTTTGAAATTTTTATAGTGCTTATGAGGCGCGAAAGGGATTAAAGTATATGTATCGTTTTGTTGTTGAAATTGAAGAAGATATTGACGTGGATGATGTTTTGGACAATATCGAAGAAGCACTTGAAGCGTCTGGCGTAGAGACATACACGGTAACTGGTGGAGACGTTGGTTGATGTTGGAAACAGTTGGCAAGGATTTTTTGATTCTGAAACTGAGAAAGAGTATTATCAGAATCTTAGAAGATTTTTGTCACAGGAGTACAAAACACAAACAATATATCCACCGCCAGAGGAAATATTTAATGCTTTTAAGATAACGCCTTTTGAGAAAGTAAAGGTGGTAGTCTTAGGACAAGACCCTTACCACACGCCAAATACCGCAATGGGTTTGGCGTTTTCTGTAAAACCTCATTGCGTAATACCGCCATCTTTGCGGAATATTTATCAAGAAATTGATAATGAATATGGCGAACATTGTCTAAAGAACGGTGATTTAACGCCATGGGCGCAACAGGGTGTTTTTCTGCTCAATACTACTTTGACAGTGAGACAGGGGAAGCCAGCATCTCATTTTGGTAGAGGCTGGGAAAGATTCACAAATGAAGTGATTTCACTTTTAAATGCCGACAACGTTCCAAAAGTGTTTATGTTATGGGGAAGAAACGCAAAAGATAAGCGGAATCTCATAACAAATGAGCGTCATTTAGTGCTTGAAGCGGCGCATCCAAGCCCATTTTCAGCATATAATGGATTCTTTGGATGTAATCATTTTAGGCTAGCAAATCAGTTTTTGCGAGATAACGATATAGACGAGGTAGTTTGGTAATGAGTGTAGTATCGAACGTAAATGTATATGGCATAGACGAAAGCATAAAGGCGTCAAAATACCCGATGTCTGTCGATATATCACAGTGCGATTCAACTGTAACAGACAGAGTAAAATCTCTTGGACACGCCGCCACTGGTTCTGGCCACGATAACTTTCTAAACGGAATTGTTGTACAGTTTGATTTAACATTTTCTTTAAAGGCATGGCCTGAAGCACAACGTTATAACTTTTTGAACTTCGTTAGCTCACAGTCCACAGTTCACCGCATCACAAAGCTCAATCCATATAAACAATGTAACAAGTATGTCCTTGAAAGCATTAAAGATACGATGGTTGAACTTGTGTCGATGTACAATGAGAACCCAACGCCGGAAAATTATCTGATAGTTTTATACAATATCCCAACAGGGTTTGAACTAACCGCAAGAATGACTACAAACTATCGTCAATTGAAAACCATATACTTTCAGCGTAAATCTCACAAGCTACCAGAGTGGAGAGAGTTTTGTCATTGGATTGAAACCCTACCAATGTTTAAAGAGCTGATTTTAGATGAAAATGTCTAATTTTGACCATACATAAAATAACAGTTTTATTTGACAATTCACTGTTCGTCATGGTATAATATATACAGTGGAAAACGAAAGTGTCTAATAAAAATCATACACCTGTTGGATTATGTTACACAAAATTTCTCGTTTTTACCATGGTTTTTAGCATCAAAAATAAGTGGCAAAATTTGACGTAAAAACAGCTCAAAACAGGCAAAATTTACACAAAAACAGCTCGAAAACATCGTTTTTTTACACAAAAAAGGTTCGAAAACAGGTGTGTGATTTTAGACACAATTATTACAATTTGGTTACAATATTTTTGGGGATGTGATTACTAAATTTTCTTGTTTGGTGTATCTATTTCCTACTGAGTTGGTAGGAATGCCAGAATATGGCAAAAGTGATGTTTTTGTCACTTGATAAAATCCGCATTTTATTGTAAAACATAAGCATAAATCGTGGGCGGTAACTCTGCCCACATTTTGTTCCCGTGATGGAATTGGCAGACATATGCGGCTAAGAACCGTAGTTTTGTGGGTTCAAATCCCACCGGGAACACCACCTTGTAAATATTCGTAAGCTGAGGGTGTGAACAATGAGCAGAAAATATGGAATATTCGACATTGATAAAAAATATAACGGGTTGTCGCGTGAGTATAGTGAGCAGACAGGCCGTTTATTGGAAGAAATTTTTGATAAATATATCGCAGATGGATACAAAATCTGCGTTGATATGGATAGTGATACAGTAGATATACATCAATATCATGGACATTTCGGGAATAATTTTGAATCCGCTTTTGCCAACGACGAAGATGGCGAAGATGGTTTTGAGTGGTGTTTATATGATTTTGAAATCATTAGCACAAGGCCGTTCATTTTCACGGCCGACAGGATGAAATTTATACCATATTTGGAGAGAAGAAGATGAATCTAGTAGTAGGACGCAGATATACTTTTGATTACATTGTAAGGGAATATTGTAGAGCAAATAAGATGGCAATGTCTGATTTGCGTTTTGAGTTTTTCTATAAAGATACATGTTACCCAGAATTTGACGCGAAACCATACGGTTCAATAATAAACGGCAAACAATGCTTTTCAAAAATAACTTCTAGATACGACCGTAGAGGCTTTTGGGCCATCGGCCATCCAAGTCTTATAAGTTTAGAACCTCTTACCATCGGACAAGATGGTATAACCTTTGCTGGTTACTTTGTAAAACGTCATAGCAGAATTAAAAATGCGCCAAAATAATGGCGCAAACTTGTGCCAATAGCATAATCGGATGATGCAACTGCCTTCTAAGCAGTAGAGTGGGGGGTTCGAGTCCCTCTTGGCACACCATTTATGGCGGGCTGGCGAAATTGGCAGACGCAAGGGACTTAAAATCCCTTGGTAGAAATACCATACGGGTTCGATTCCCGTGCCCGCTACCATTTTAGGGAGTGATTCATATGTCGGTATTATTTCGTGGTAAAAAAGACGAATATTATGGTTCAGAGTTTGCTGATTTAATAGAAAAGTACAATGATATAAACAAAATCCTTTTGGATGATGTTGACAAGAAAAATTATGGAGAGTATAATTGCCGTTTGGATAAAGATGGAAGCAGATTTGTAGTTACAAAGCCCATAGATAAAGAGAGGAGTAGGCCTATATGGTATCTTCATACTGTTCATATAAAGAATAAAGAACCTCTAACGATTTCATGTGACGGACGTGCTTTTGTGATGTATACTGCTTCGTCAAAATCAATTGGGACTTGACAAAATCAATATATTGTGGTATAATATATGTAGTTAAATCAGAGGAGTGCTAATTTATGAATGCCAAGGAAAAGAAAAGATATAATGAGATTGTTTTGGAGATTGAGCGTCTACAAAACGAGCTTAAACATTTAAATCCATATGCCCATATCAATTATTTATCAAATAAAGAATTTGGCAATGATTGGAGCGAAAATTATATCGTTTCAAAGGTTCCAAGTCTTAGGAGATATAATGGAACTGGTTTTAATATGATTTCAAATATTGGCACAATAGATGTTGTGTCCACTAGAATATTATCGGGAACAGTTACATTTAATCAGTTGCATCCCGACGAATGTGATTGGTTTTTGTTTGTATTTTATAATATAATAGAGGGAACTGAAAAAATATATTTTGTTCCGTCCGAGCTACTTAAAGATAAATCATTGTTCAAAATCACCAAGCAACACGGTAGTGGTTGTTATTGTATGACGACATCTCCGTATAATATGTCGTCATTGAAATATTTTATTGTTCACAGTTGGGAGGAATTGAATGGCAAAATTGCCCCTTGATAAATATTATACCGAATCGTCATTGGCTGAATATTGCGTGAAAAAAACATACGAGATTTTGGGTAGAGATTGGAACAGAATAATTGAGCCAAGCGCCGGAAATGGTTCGTTTTTGCAATTTTTACCAAAAACTGCGTTGGCTTTTGATATCGAACCCGGTATAGAAGGAATTATAAAATCTGATTATAGAGACGTTGTATTACCATATATGGAGAAAAGTTTAGTTATAGGCAATCCTCCTTTTGGTAGAGCAAATAAATTGTCTGTACAGTTTATTATAGCATCATTGAAACATAGTGATTATATCGCTTTTATACAACCAATCTCACAGTTAAATCAGAAACGTACCATGAAAGGCACAGAACTATTATATAGCGAGGATTTGGGTTTGTTAAAATATTCAGGACGTGGCGTTCATTGTTGCTTTAACATATACCATAAAAGTGATTTGATAGAAGAAACCTATAAAATACCGGGAATTTATTCTAGACATATTTTTAGAATGGGGAAAGAAAAGCACAAAGACGAAATTTTGAACTTTCCATGGGATTATAGAGTTCAGGCGTGGGGTAAAATTCATTTATTGGAAAATGATGAATTTGCCGATAATGAAATTGTTTTCAGAGTTGATGATGAATCAAAAAAGGAATGGCTTGGTGATAAATTAAAAGAGTGCGATTACCAACAAATTGTAAACTATGTTACTTCTCCAAATTTACCTGTATGGAGATTAAATAAATGGTTATATGAGCAATATGTAAAAGATATAGAAAAAATATAATTATCGTGCGGGTTGGCCCGGATTTTGTGTCCGGGCTAAGGCATAATATCAACACGCATCAGTAGCTCAATTGGTAGGGCACCTGCCTTCCAAGCAGGATATTGCGGGTTCAAGTCCCGTCTGATGCTCTACACTCAACGTAGCACAGCCGTAAAGCATTTGGGGTAGATGCCATCGTCGAACGAGGTTCGAGTCCTCGTGGGGTTGTGTGGTTGTTGAGTAAAGACGAAAAGGATGTTCAAATATTAGGCTTAGTCTTATTCTAAGCCTATTTCTGTTTCGTTGTATAAAAACGAGGAGGGCAAATATAACAAAAGAAATAGGACGGTAATGCGATGAAAGAATTTATTTGCCCTGTATGTGGGTATCATACCCAAGGAACCGAAAGAAATGAAGAAGTTTTAAATGTCATGAATCTCATTGGAGCAGTTGCTGGTGGCCCAGAGTATAAAGCATACTGCGAAAACTGTGGTAACACTTTCCCTATTGTAGACGACATCTATGAGATTGTAGAAATCACAAATGTAGACGGTACAGCAAAAACAGATGAAAGAGCATTGGCAAGAATTGGACGTAAAGTAATTATCGGTGAGCTGGAAGTTGGAAAACGAGCTGTTTTGCCATATGTGCCAGAATATACTAGGTTTTTACATACGTCTACTGTTACTGAAATTGTTTCAACGGCTGATGGATGGTATATCATTGTTACAACACTGAATAGTGTGTATAAATTGAAGTGTGTTGAGACAGTCAAAAATGTTTGACAAGTTCTTGGTTTTGTGATATAATAGATTCATCAAGTCAAGGACGGTAAACATGTATGAATGAACGATTCCTCGATTGTCTGGTAAATGGAGATTGTTTCAAAGTTTTGCCAGACATTGAGGATTGTAGCATTGATTTGATTCTTACTGACCCGCCTTACAATACAACAAATTGTGAGTGGGAGTGCGAAATTGATATTGACGGTTTATTCACACATTACAAAAGGATTATAAAAGATAATGGCACAATAGTCATGTTTGGGAATAATCCTTTCTCAGCAAATGTAATTGTGAGGAACCAAGATATTTATAGGTATAGTTGCGTTTGGGTAAAACCGAACGCAACATCGCCTAACCTAGCTAAAACTCAACCTATGCGTAGGTATGAGGACATCATGGTCTTTTATAAGAAGAAGAACATCTACAATCCTGTAATGTCTGAGGGTAAACCATACGTTTGGAAAAGCAAGCGTAGTGGCGGAGAAGCTACACAAATAGCTTACAAACAGGACAAAGAAATCATAAACACAGGGCAACGCTATCCCACAAATGTGTTTGAGTTTAAACAAGAGAGAGGACTTCATCCAACACAGAAACCAGTGGCATTATTTGAGTATATAATTAAGTTGTACACAAATCCAGAAATGGTTGTATTAGATACATTTATGGGGAGTGGTACAACACCAGTAGCTTGTCTAAATACTAATAGGCATTTTATTGGCATTGAGATGGATAATACTATTTATTCTATCGCTGATAATCGTGTAGCTGAACATGCGAAATTGTTTGACACGGTAGAGTAGATTGTGTTATAATATATGTGGTGAGAAACTTATTGGAGGTCAAAAAAATGGATTTAAGACTCGTAGGAGAATGGGACGGTACACCGGAAAAATATGACCGATTCTCTGAAAAACTCTTAGAGCCAGTGTGTCGTGAGTTCTTCAAGGACGATACGTTGGTTGTGCTTTACAACCATCATCTTCCTGAGATGGAAGTCACGGACGAAACGCTCGAAGTGTGTTTCAGGGATTTTATTTCGGCCAATGTGGATGAAAACAGAAACAAGGTGTTTATCGTCAACTGGGGTTGGCATCATAGGAACGATGGTGGTGCTAACATCCGTCCTTACATGGACTCGTTGCGTCTGTGTAACAGTGATGCTGTTTCATTCTCTGGAAAGGATTTGAAACCCAACGAGTATGCGTTCAAGAATAAGAACGGTGTTACGTTGGCAACATGGAGAATCACAGACAAGGGTTATTCAGTTCTGTATTTTCTGTGGGATGCTTTCCATGTAACTTCAGATTCAGCTGTTTCTGAATGGAAAAAGGAAATTCTTCCGTTCGCCATCAACCAGTTCGCGGCAGGAGTTTTTCTCGAAAAGTATGGTGAAATGGTGTTAGAGGGCAAACAGGATAAACGTCTTGTTGGTAGAACGTTCACTTCGATTGCTGACAGGGCGCGACAGGTTGTTGGAAAAGACGGAGAAAAGGCAGTCATTGAGGAAATGATTGACAAAGCTCCTGTAAAAGAAATTACGTTGTTCTTGAATCAGGTTGCCAACTGCAGGAATACTCAAAACGCACGGCGGAGCAGTAAGGCAATCTTTGTGACAAAAGAGCAGGTAAGAAAGTGGCTTCTGCCTTGGGCAGAAAAGAAGTGGCCGTATTATGTTCTGTTCGGCCATCAGTTCTCAATTTCTCACGATATACACATCGCTCTGCGTCCCGATAAGGATGAAGTTCTTATCAAATCTATGCTTGGCGACTTCAAGCGCAAGTTCATCAAGTATGCTCCGATTCTCGACATGTTCAGCACGCAAGAGTTTTTGAGCAACACTGTCCGTTCGCACGAACAACTGACAAAGTACAGGCCGGTAAAGAGCGGAGAGAAACTATCTAGGTATCTTTCCAGTTTCTTCGATGATAAAGAGTTTGATGTTGAACTTTCAAAGTTCATCCAGAATAAAGAAGTTCATTCTGTCGCTCATATCAGCATCAACCCCATGGACTTTATGACTGCCAGTGTAACAAAACACGATTGGCGCTCTTGTCATGCTCTGCATGATGGAGAATACGCTCTTGGAAGTCTGAGTTATATGTTCGACGAGGGAAGTTTGATTGCGTTCATGGCGTCTGACCGTGAATACACATACGACCTCGATGGCAAAGGCAAACCGTTTGCTTGGAATAGTAAATCTTGGCGTCAGATGGTGTATGGTTCTATCAAGGATAACATGTTCATCTTTAGCCGAGAATATCCTCAGCATTATCAGAACGACGCAATTACAACTGAGGTTCGCACGATGCTTGAGCATACTATTGCTGAGTTCTGTGATATTCCGAGCGTTTGGGTGAAGAAGAACAACGGCGCAAAGAACAGCATGGGGACTATCTATACGAATGCTAAGAATGCGAAGCATTACGATGATATCCCGAGCAATCAGACGGTTCTGATTCGTCATAAGATGAATGTGGATATTTCTGGGCCTATCGTAATTGGTTCCTGCCCGGCGTGTCCGATTTCTGGAAAGCTCCTTACAAATTCCAGTAGAGTCGTTTTCGATTCTTCGGTTTTGTAAGACTTAGATAGGAGTTCAATATGAAAATTTTATCTGGTGCAAGTCACCCATCAGTATATGTAGACGATACTGTTTTCGACAAGTTATCGAAATATGCTCTGGCTCTTACACAGAGAGCAACTATCGTTTGCGATTGTATCGTGGATGATGTTGCGGGTACAGTTCAAGTTATCGAGGCAAATATTGTCGAACAGACAGTGGATTACCTCAAAAACTCCTCGAAGTATGAGGAAATCAACCAGTATATCGGATACCGTGAGGATAAAAACTACGGTACGATATTTGCTCAATGTATGATTCGCAATACATTGGGCGCGACACATGATGCTTTCGAAGAAAAGGACTTTACATACTTTGAAAAGTTGTGTGAAGTTACAGACTGGTTGTTGGTTGGTGAAATCACAAAACCGTCTGATGGAAGCGAAGCGTCGTTGCATCTTTGGTACATGGATTTGGAAAACAGAATCGCATATGGGTATTCTGACCCCGGCATAAAAACCGTAGACGGATTTGACGGGCAATGGAAACGTAGTTCTTATGGTTATTACGACCAGAAAGAAATTGAGTCTGAGGTTAAACGATTTTGTAAAACCAAAACATCGACATACGGCGGCACGACGTACTACGGTACAAGTGGTTATTCGTCGCATAGTTATTCGACTCCGGCAACTCCTCCGGCCAAAAGCAAGCTCAACAAAGACGACCCCGACATTTCCAAAATCGTTTAAGAGAGGGAAATGATATGGGTAAGAAGAATTTTGAAGCATATTATGGCCCCGAAAAGGAAATTTTGAGTATGAAGATGGCGGCTTTTCTTCTTTTGAACGGATGTAAACTGAATCATACTCGGAAAGACCTCGTAAAGCCACATCGTTTCATTTACTTCTTCGCCAAAACTCCACAACTTGATATGCTTATGAGCAAATACACCGAATATCGAGACGCACTCGGTGAAATCAAGAACGATACTTTCGAGAAGTATATTCGTGGCGTTGACTTTGGCGTAGAAGAAATGGCCGCAGGAGATAAAGGAGAGCAAAAATGAAAGGTTTTAACTTCGATGGGTATAGGCTCATTGTAGAATGTCGTGAAAACGACCTCGTTGAATATCTTGGACGTCAGATTCCAAAGATTTATGGCGAAGATAATTGTACTGTAACACAGGACTATATTTTCGCAAAAGGCACAATTCCAGTTATTCTGTGTGCCCATATGGACACAGTATTCAATAAACCGCCCGAAACTGTTCTGTACGACCCAAAGCAGGAGCTTATTTGGTCGCCAGAGGGTATCGGTGGAGATGATAGGAATGGTATTTATACTATTCTGAAAATCATTTCTGGGCGAGAAAAAGATAAACTCCCGTCTGTGCTGTTTACGACACAGGAAGAAAAAGGTTGTATTGGCGCAAGAAAAGCGGCGAAACCTTTAAAAGCAAAAGTTGGAGAAATCAATTTCGCAATCCAAATTGACAGACAAGGTTCTACTGATGCGGTTTTCTATCAGTGTAAGAACCGTGAGTTCATCGACTATATCTGTTCGTTTGGATATAAAGAAACCCCGGGTTCTCGAACAGATATATGTGAAATCTGTCCAGAATGGGACATTGCTGGCGTGAATTTCTCTTGTGGATACATCCACAATCATACCGATAAAGAGATTGTAAATGTCAAAGATATGTTCCAGACAATCAACATGATTGAGAAAATTCTGGACGACGAGGGAAATAAAAAGCATTTCCCTTTCGTGGTAAAATCTACCACAAGAACAAAAGAAGAAAAGGGCGGCGGCGCAAAAGGTAGCGTGTCGAAGCTCCTTACAGACGATGAAGATTTGGATTCGTTTCCCAGCGGTACGTTTCCTGATACTCCTAATACGGATGATGCTCTGCTGATTGCCATGTTTGGAGATAAAAAATAACATCGTTTTTATTTGACAGGTTCCCCGACATTATGATATAATATATATAGTGGATGGGGAAACACAAATTAGTGTCCGTTATATTCGCATAAATTTTATTAAACAAGGAGACAAACATTTATGGCAAAGACGATTAAGACGAACAACGACCTCAAGGTGGCTATGATTCTGACCGTCAAGAACGGCGACAAGTATGTTGTCGTGGCAGACGATAACGGCCATCACGACGTTATCAATCTTATGAACGGCAAGTCCAACGGCATCGAAGTTGGTACGGACAAGATTGCCGTGTGCGGCGGCACCAAGGGTAGCCGTGACGTTGTAAAGGTTGAGGAGTTTGAGGCTGTTCCCCCCCGTAACCGCCTGTCCGAAGCTCTCAAGTACATGACGGGACGTTGCTTCACCGAGTATCTTTCTACGGTTTGGGTTGCCGAGGACCCGCGTCTGACTG